CGCCTGACCCGTCTCCCCAGGCTGATGCCCCTGCAGCCGCCGCACCTGACACGGAGCCCGACGAGGTAACGATCAGCATCGGGGACGAGACGCCCCCGGCCGACGACGGCGAGCGCGCCCCGGAGTGGGTCCGAGAACTGCGCAAGCAGCACCGCGAACTGCAGAAGAAGGTGCGCGAGTACGAGGCCAAGGAACAGGCCGCACCGGCCGCACGGCCCGTGGTCGGCCCCAAGCCGAAACTCGAAGACCACGACTACGACACCGACCGCTACGAGACGGCTCTGGAGTCGTGGTACGCCCAGAAGGCCACGGCTGACAAGGCCGAGCGCGAGGCGCAGCGCCAGGCCGAGGAGGCGCAGAAGGCGTGGCAGGCCAAGCTCGACGGGTACGGCAAGGCCAAAGCCGACCTCAAGGTGCGCGACTACGACGAGGCCGAGCACACGGTCATGGAGACGCTGAACGTCACCCAGCAGGGCGTCGTGCTGCAGGGCGCGACGAACCCGGCTCTCGTGGTCTACGCGCTGGGCAAGAACCCCAGGCGCGCCAAGGAACTCGCCGCGATCACCGACCCCGTGCGGTTTGCGTTTGCCGTTGCCCAACTGGAGATGCAATTGAAGGTCACACCTCGCACCAAGCCCCCCGCGCCCGAGCGCAGCCTGCCGGCAGGGACCGCGCCCGTCAGCGGCGGTTCAGACACGACCCTGGAGAGACTGCGCGAGGAGGCGGCGCGCACGGGCGACATGACGAAGGTGGTGGCGTACAAGCGGCAACTGGCGGCGAAGGCCGCGGCACGGAATTAACCACGACGACGAAAGGAAGACGGAAATGTTTAACGTTCAATCCCCCCGCACCGACGATGGTGCAATCGAGCAAGAAATCCGGGCCAAGGGCCTGACCGCCCCCCGCGTCACGCCCCAAGACATCGAGGCGAATATCGCCAGCGAGCACTACTTCACGGCGGACGACGGCGAGTGGGGCGCCGGCCGCCACGCTCACAAGCCGAAGCACCCGCAGCTCTCCCTCCTGACCTTCTGCGTCCTCGTGTTGAAGAACGGCTTCACCGTCACGGGTGAGTCGGCCTGCGCCTCGCCCGAGAATTTTGACGCCGAGATTGGCCGCAAGATTGCCCGCCAAAACGCCGTCAACAAGGTATGGCCGCTGATGGGCTACGAACTGCGCAGCAGGCTATCGTTGACTGACGCAAGGGCATGAAAGCACGCTGGTTAGACAGGCGCATTGCTGCGCCTGGGCCGTACCTCACGCTGTGTCTGAGCGAAGCCGAGTACGAGGCCGCCATGCAGGACTTGAAGTGCAAGCATTACGGGGCTTGGATTTCGACACCGCAGGCGTCGGCCACCACGCACCATCTCAGCAACCACGACGGGAACCTGTGCGCCGTGGTGTGCATGAACGACTACGCGGGCCGAAACCCTGTCGAAGTCGCGGGTCTGTTGGTCCACGAGGCGGTGCACGTCTGGCAGGAATACTGCGACTGGTACGGCGAGAAGACGCCAGGGCGCGAGCAGGAGGCGTATGCGGTGCAGACCATCGCTCAGGAACTGATGGCGGAGTTTGCGCGACGCGCGGCGCAGGCGAGGGCTTGACGCCCCGGCCGAGTGTGGTACATTCGGCCCAATCGCATCGGGTTTCGCCAGCCCTCAAGTGGCAGTAGCGACCAGATCACGAGTGGCCGCCCGACTCTCGACGGGGTGAGTAAGCAGGCGCGGCAGTAGCCGCAATCGTTCACTCATTCCCGTAGGTGTCGCACATGAATAGCTTCTCAAAGGAAGAGCGCGTCCAGTTCGAGTCGATTCTCGAAGGCTTTCAGGACGCCCTCGTACTCTCCCGCAACGTCTCGATCTACAACACGGATCAGACGATGATGGAGCGGACCAACAACGTCATCTGGCGTCCGATGCCCTACATCGCTGTGTCGTACAACGGCACGGACATGACGGGCAATTTCGACGACTACACCCAGCTCACCGTTCCTGCCACCATCGGTTACCAGAAGTCGGTGCCGTGGATCATGTCGGCCACCGAGCTGCGTGATGCGCTGCAAGAGGGTCGCTTGGGCGATGCCGCCAAGCAGAAACTCGCCAGCGACATCAACGTCGCCGTGCTGACCGTCGCAGGCCAGCAGGGGACGCTGGCGATCAAGCGTTCGGCCGCCACTGGCTTCGATGATGTGGCGCTTGTCGAGGCGGTGATGAACGAGACGGGCGTTCCGATGGACAGCCGGTATCTCGCTCTCAGCACCCGCGACTACAACGGCATGGCGTCCGATCTGGCGAAGAACACCCGGTCGTTCGGCAACGACATCTCCGACAGCGCGCTGCGTCGGGCGTTCGTGGGCCAGGTCGCTTCGTTCGAGACGTACAAGCTGGACTACGCCCAGCGCAAGGCTGCTGCGGCGGGTGCTGGCATTCAGATCAACACGACGGCAGCGGGCGGGAACTACTACACCCCGAAGGCCACCTCGACCTCGGCCACGGGCGAGACGAGCAACGTGGACAATCGCTTCCAGACGGTGACGGTCAACTCGACCACCAGCATCGCGGTGGGCGACTCGTTCACGATTGCCAACGTCAACGCCGTGCACATGATCACCAAGGAAGACACGGGCCAGCCCAAGACCTTCCGCGTGATCGCCGTGCCGTCGGCCACGACGCTCGTGATCAGCCCCCCGCTGATCCCGGCGCAGGCCGGTGTCGATTCGACCGCGCAGTACCAGAACTGCCGGATCACCTCGACCTCGGCAACCGCCGCGATCACGTTCCTGAACACGACGGCCTCGTACCTGAACTGCTTCTGGCACAAGGACGCCATCGAGCTTTTGCCGGGTCGCTATGCGGTGCCGACAGATGCCGGTGCGGCCGTGATGCGCGCGAGCACGGATCAGGGTATCGAACTGGTCATGACGAAGCAGTACGACATCAACAACATGAAGACCAAGTACCGATTGGACTGCCTCTTCGGTGTGGTGTGCAAGCAGCCCGAAATGGCTGGCGTGCTGATGTTCAACTGAGCCACCAGGAGCAACCGAAATGGCACAGCAAATTGTTTTCCCCCACGGCGAGGTTCAAGTCTCGCTGACTGCCACCCAGGCAATCGCGGTGCGCACCACGGGTCCGGGCAATCCGGCGTCTGTCTACCGGCAGGCTGGCTTCCCGAACTACCCGAACTCGTACACCTTGCTCGGCACCGTGTCCGACGAGGAGAAGAGCTTCGGGCCGTTCACGGGCGGCGGCGTGATCAAGATCGAAGCCGGCCCGAATCAGGTGTTCTACAACGTCGACGCGAACCCGATGGGCGCGGTCGTGTTCGACGCACCGATTGGCAACCCGTCGTTCTTCGGCTACTTCACGGACTTCGTGGAGTACGACAGCAACACCTGGACGATCACCGAGACGGGCGCGGGCACCGACCTGTCGGGCGACGAAGTGGGCGGCACGGTGGTGTTCACCAACGCGGGCGCCGACAACGACAAGCACGCCTTGCAGCTCGGCAAGACCAACGGCGAGTGCTTCAAGTTCACGGGTGGCAAGGCGCTGTGGTTCGACGCTCGGTTCAAGGTGGACAACGTGCTGGCCGACACCATGATCGGCCTGTACGTCACGGACACCGACCCCGAGGGTGGCGTGTCGGATGGCGTGTACTTCCGCCGCCTGACCACCGCCACCGCGCTGAACCTCGTCATCGAGGCGTCTTCGACCGAGACGGTGGTGACGACCGGCATCGTGATGGCCAACGACACCTACGTGAACGTCGGCTTCTACTACGATGGCGCGAAGCTGTTCTACACACAGAACCGCCAGATCATCGGTGAGGCGACCTCGCTGGCCAACCTGCCAACCGGCGAACTGCGCCTGTCCATGCTGGTGCAGAACGGCACGGCGGTGGCGCGGTCGATGACGGTGGACTGGGTCGGCGCTCACCAGCAGCGTTGATCGGGTAACCGAGTGACACGCGGGCGGTGGTCTGAGGCTGCCGCCCGCGTTTTCGTATCAGGAGACTGAGATGCCGATGAAAAAGGGTTACTCGCAGAAGTCGATCAGTGCCAACGTCTCCAAGGAGATGAAGTCCGGCAAGCCGCAGAAGCAGGCCGTCGCCATCGCGCTGAACACGGCGCGCACGGCGGCCATGAAGGCCGGCAAGCCGGGCAAGGCCCCTGCGAAGAAGGGGATGAAGTGAAGACGCCTCCCGGCCTGTACGCGAACATCGCCGCCAAGCGCGAGCGCATCGCTGCCGGCAGCGGCGAGAAGATGCGCAAGCCTGGCGCGAAGGGCGCGCCGACCGCCGCTGCGTTCCGTGAGTCGGCCAAGACCGCCAAGA